ACTTTTTAACTTCTGTTTGTTTGTGTTCCGATAATAATTGGGCTTTTATATCTGCATCAGAAACGGTTTCTTCGTTTTGCAAATCATAGCCGGTTGGAATTTTTGTCATAACATAATCCTATAACATTAAAAAATAAAACATTTTCGTACATATAAATATGTATCAGTTTGAAATATACCAATCAATAGTTGATTTTAGTCCGTCTTCAAACTTTATCAGGGGTTTCCATCCTAATTCTTCTTTCGCCTTTGATGAATCTATTGCATATCTTCTATCATGTCCTAATCTGTCTTTTACATAGTTTATTGTAGAATTTTTTACATCCATGAGAGAAATTATTTTTCTTACTAATTTGCCGTTAGACCATTCATTATCTGATCCAACATTGTAAACTTCACCATTTCTACCTTTTTCATATGCAAGCCAAACAGCTCTACAATGATCATTTACATGAATCCAATCTCGCACATTGAGTCCATCGCCATATATTGGTAATTTTTCACCATTCATTGCTTTGGTTATTATCAACGGTATCAATTTTTCCGTATGTTGTCTTGGACCATAATTGTTTGAACAACGGGTTATTACAGCAGGAACACCATAAGTGTGATAGTATGAACGAACAAAACAATCAGCAGAAGCTTTTGCTGCTGAGTATGGTGAATTTGGTTGTAATTGCGTAATCTCTGTGAATTTATCATTGGAATCTAATTCGAGACTACCATATACTTCATCCGTAGATACTTGTAAAAACCGTTTTAAGTTTAATTCTTTTGCAACATTCAATAGTGAAACAGTTCCGATAACATTAGTATCTAAAAAAGGTTTACTGTTATTTATTGAATTATCAACATGAGATTCTGCAGCAAAATTTATTATACCCTCTACATTGTAAACTTTACAAATAGATTTTACAATATATGTATCACGAATATCTTCTTGAACAAATATATGTCTGTCATCTTGTTCAATAAACTTTTCAACATTTTTTTTATTACCAGCATAGGTAAGCAAATCTAAATTCACTATTCTAATATCAGAATCAAAATCATCTAACATCATGTGAATAAAATTACTACCGATAAAACCACAACCCCCGGTAACGAGGATTGTTCTTTTTTGATGTGACATAACAAAAATAAAACCCTACATTCATTAACATTTCTGCTAATAAATATAGGGATTTTTTTCAAAAATTGAAAATTACTATAAATTTCCAATAAAAATTAGTATTGAAGGATAGCATAATCATATGCGAGTGTAAGAGAAATCTCTACAAACGCATCGTTTGCCCAATCCATATCACCGAATGTTGTTGCAGTGATGAATGCTCCTTTTAGTGTCCATTCTTCAACTTTATCACCAACAGGACCAAGAACATGCAATGTTATATCTTTCTTGTAGAAGTCAGAATAACCGTCACGACCAGTTACAGATTCGTGTGAAAGACGGACCCATTCCATAACTGCCTGAGCAGCAGAAGGAACGATTGGATCATAGAGTTTAATTGAAACATCTTGCCATTCACCTTTACCTTTAACTTTACGTTTGATGTTAATGTGGTCTAATGTAATCGGGTTAAAGCTGATATTTGGACGACCTGCACCTTTTACCAAATATGCGGGAACGCCTTCAATATACATAATAAATCGGTTTTGTAATTTCGGCTCAAACGGGGTAAAAAATACTTCCGTGGGATCAAGTAATTCAGCCATTTATATCTCCAAATTAAAATTATTCTTTTACATAAATATAAAACTTTGAAAAAATCATGGGGAGAGTATTTCATCTCCCCAATTAAATCAATTAAGCACCGGGAAACGCCGCACCAGTAGACTGAATGTTGAAATCAAGTATGATAAATTCAGCTGTTTTTGCAGGTTGTAGATACAACTGTCCGTAAAGAATGTTACGGTCAATAATATCCGGTGTATTATTACTTTCATCCATGATAACACGGAACGCATACAAACCTTGACGTTGTTGAATTGATTCAAGATATGGATTCACAATGTTCAAGAAACGAGTTCTTGTTTGTGATGTGTTTTGTTCAAACACGAGGTATCTTGTAGAAGAAGCAATAAACTTCTTAGCAGCAATCAACAGACGGCGAACATTGATACGGTCAAGAGCAGAAGGACGACCTTGAAGTGTTTTTTGACCCCATACACATACTCCAGTTGATGGGAATACTGCAATAGGATTAACACGTGCTTCATAAAGTTGGTCTCTTTCGGCTTGTGTCAAACGAGTTTTAACTTCAACAACTTCTGTCAAACCACCACGATTCAAACCAGCAGGAGCGAACCATTCAGCAGACACACGGTCATTAAATGCAATAACACCAGGAAGAACAACGGATGGTGGAACCCAAACAGGTTTATTTCTATCAAAATCAAGAATTTTAACCCAAGGATAATATGTTCCAGCATAGTTTGTGTCTAAACCTTCTGTTGTAGATACTGCACTTGCAATGTTATCGTTTATTCCGGTTGAATCCATCACATAGAATGCATCACCACGATTCTCACACATATCAACAGCATATGTTGTTATTGGTGAGTGTAATGAATGTAAAACACCAGGAGTTGAAAGTAAGTTAATATCAAATTCATCTGCGTTTGAAATAGCATCTATTGCCTTTTTGTAAGCAACATAACCATCGGCTGCAGTTGTTGATATATCAAATCCTTGTGTGTTTCCTGCCTCTATATGTATACCTGTTTTCTTTTGAAGATTTGGTTTATGACCATCAAATCCGCCTTGGAATGGCAACATAAATTTACGACTATCAAGTGCTGTATTGGTTGATAAATCTATCGAGGAACTATATGATGTTGCACTTGATGGGAAATTAGCAGAAGCATCTTGTTCGTAATCACCCAAATAGAAATCTATGTTTGATCCAACTGTTTGATTTGCAGGAATCGGCAATGGTCTTAAATAATTAAAGTTATCTGTATTTGCGAAGTCATAATCAAATCCCCAGTAAACTCTACGATTGTAAGCACCACCAACTGTTTGTGATTGAACATATGAAGCTGCAGGTGGTTGAGTGAAAGCATCTGGTATAGGTGTTATTAAAGCACGGAATCCAAAAGGAACAAGTGTAGGTGAAACTGCACCATTTGCAACAGCATCACTAACTTCAACACGAATATATTTTGATTTATTAGAATAATCACCATTAACAACTACTTTTCCTTCGTCTGTTATCGTAATATATCTATCACCAACTACTCTTGCAATGTATTTAGGTGAATTTGGATCAAGATTGGCCTTGAAAGTTTCAACTATTGACGGTCTAATATCTTCATCTTCGGTGTTAAAAGGTGTTTGTGGTAAATTAGATTGATCAACAAATCTAACAACAACATCAAAATCACCATATTCAGATCCAGCTATTGTCCCAGCTGTACGAATGTTTGCAATACCAACTTTTACTTCATAGTTAGAATGAATACCATGAGAAAGAGTGTGAAACTTAAACAAATCAGTTTTTGTAGCACCAATCTTTTGAGATGTTACCCAAGGTGTAGATGCCTCTGAATAATCTTGTAAGAAGTTCCACGGTGGTGAACTTGATCCAGTTTCTATTAAAACTGTTGTTGCTGGATCAGCTGCAAGTGATGCAGATGCTTGGTATCTAAAATTAACATAGTTGTAAACAGCATGAGTTCCATATGGGTTATATCCATACAAATCACCAATATAAGATGTAGTTTCTGGGTCAATAGAAGCGCTGAAAGGAACACCATCTTCATTTGTTGCATTAGTAAACGATGAAGTATCGGTGAGGAAATCACCAGCTACTGTCAAAACAAAACTACCACTTGCATTTGATGCTAAAATTGAATCCTTAAACAATGAAGTTGATCCATCACTTGTAACAGCAAATGTTGGGTGTAACATTGAAATCAATTTTTTACCCCATGAACCAGTTGCAACAAGTGCTATAGGATGTGTCAGTGAATATCCACCAGAACCAAGAACACGGATAATGGTTGTACTACCAGCATTATTCAAATAGTTTTTAGCGGTATACGGTAAGTATGATTGCTCAAATGTTCCACCAAATTTTGTTACAAAATCGTTGTAACCCTGAACAACCGTTGGGACAAACGCAGGTCCCTTAAGCGTTGGTCCTATAAGTGCAGCACCAATTTGACCAATACCTTGTTGAAGGAATGAAAGGTCATTTTCATTAGTAAACACGCCAGGACTTACAATTCTTTCATTAGCCACTTATTATCTCCAAAAAATTATAGAATTAAGTCTTCATATAAATATGAAAGAAAAAATCGAAACTATAATTCAGATGGAATAAATTTACCAGAATCTATATCAAGAACACCATCACCATACTTTTCATTTAATGTTTTAACGAGTTCTGATTCATCATTTTGTAAATTTGCATAATCTGAAAATAATTTTTCTCGCAACTCTTTTGTTTGTTCTAATCTTTTGTTTAGAAGATATAACTCAATTTCAACTTGACCAATTTGTGCAGTTGTTCTTGCATACTTTGATTGCAATGATTTTACTGCATCAATATCTTCTTGATGAAACTCTTTTTCCGAAACTTGTTCGATGTTTTCTGACATATGAAACCTCTTAAATTGTGTATAAATAACATCTATAAATATGTAATAAATCTTTCAAAATTACATTTATCAATCAGTATTATCAACTTCATTTGTTTTAACACCCGGTGATTTTGTAAATTTATCAAGATTTTCTTTGTTTATTCCACTATCTCCTGTTGGTAAGTTTCTGTTTTCGGATGATATTTCAAAATCTACTATTTCAAAATCTCCCGATTGTTTTGCGGCATTCAAATCTCTACCAGCAAATTGTCCGCCACCAAATTGTCCAATACCAAATACATCTGTTTGTTTTTTGAAAGCAGGATTATTTGCCAATTGTTGTGCTTTTTCTTGATAGTATTTCAGTAAGTCTTCTGCAGATCTTGAGTTCAATCGTTGGAAACCAGCTGCTGTTTGTCCTGGTGGCAATACTCTTGGTGTTTGATCCGTGTTTATTGAACCAAATTCTTCGTTATTTTCTGCGATTTCTTGACGGTTTTTAGCAGTAATAGTGTTTATGTCACTAAATGCCTCGGAAACAAATACTATCTTATTTGCAGTTACCAATCGTGTTGTTGTCATTTGTGATGCAATGTTTTTCGGTAATAGATAAGCATGAACGAGTAATTGGAAAGATGCCCTAACTACTCTATCTTGACCAGTAGTATTGCTGTCTTCCATACTAACACTATCCATAAATGTAGAAAACTTGAAAAAGTTTTTATCACCGAAAGACTGACCGTTGAAATATATGAAATTTTCTATAATAAAATTTAATTGACTTTGGTAATCACACCACAATATGAAATCGTAAGAAACATCAACATAATCTGGCATTGGAGTCATAAAATACTCTGCCGGTTTTTTAGCATCATATTGAGTGCTAAATTTATCATAAGGTGTTGATTTATTGTATTTTTGTTTCATTATGTATGCAATCTGATTTATGGTTGCAACTTTATTTCTACGGAGAACAGAATTTATAGCAACATTTGATCTACGAAATGTTATCAAAGGTGTTATAGTTTTTCCTTTTTTATCTTTCAAATAACCATCTTTTTGTATAGATGCCCATTTTTCAGGATTAGCGTATATCGTTGGAACTGGCACAGATTGACCATTATCCTCAACTGAAAGTTGTATTTTTTGATCTATAAATGATTTCACTGCAAAATCAATGTCATATAAAGTTATACCCATATTACGAGTAGTATCTTTATCACGTCTAACCTGCAAGTGACGCATTTGACCTAAATCATATCTAGGATTTTGTATAGAATTTTTGTCATCAATAAAAGAATCCCGTGTTCTTCTCAATGGGGGTTTTCTA